CAGCGTCAGTAGTGAGGTCTCCGTCGCCGTTTGTCTTGAAGTGCTCGGGGACAAGGTTAAGCATCTCCCCGGCCGAACCAAAGTTCGCGGTGGCCAGGCAGCAGGTTACACCCGAGCGCACCCATGTATTGGGCATCCCTACCAGGACATAGAGACCGTAGTAATGGTATGTCCCGGGGACGGCAGTCTGGTCAACATACTGGGAGCCGAAGTAGCTACCTATGTCATAGCCAAGTGGAGCCGATGCGTCCGTCTGAGGTGCCCCGGAGTCCATGAGCACGATACCATCGTTCTCGTTTACCGGAAAGCCATAGCGGTTAGACAACAGCCGGTACTGGTAAATGGTGCCGGAAGGCTTGTTCCAGGTAACCCGAATGCTGCCGTAATCCTTCGACGTGGCAACAAAAGGGTCAGACAAATAGGCAGGCGGAAGCTCAAGACCATAAACGTCTGTCCCGTAAACCGTTTGCCCGTAGATTGCCATGTGTTAGATTCCTCAGCTAGTGGAGCTAGGTACGTTCGCGGCCACCGAGCGCACGAAGCTTATCGCGAGACTCTGGTTAAACGCCCTGTGAGGTGTGTCCGCGCACCCATTCTCGGACATGATTCGTATCCGCTGACCCTGCTGGAGAACGCCCTGCCAGCTAACGTCAGTACTCCCCGGCCGCTTCTCGGCGGTGGTGGGGTACCAGTAGGAGCCCAGTGTGTTCCCAACGAAATCCCAGTGCCAGAGGTCCTGACGGAACATGGAGCCATCAATCCAGAGTGACATTCCATTGTATCCGGTACTCCACCAGTCCCAGGACTGTTCTGCGGTGACTAGGTACCACCCATTGGCCTGAATTGTGATGTCAGTACCATTCCACATGCCGAAAGGATCATAGCTAACGTTGGTGTAGTTATTGAACTCGCCGTAGTTATCCCCAGCCGACTGCCGGTTCTTAACAAACTGCTGGGGGCTGGAGATGGCTAGTACAGGGACCTGGTTACCGTTCAGCATATCACTGAGCCGGGCGTCCACAGTTTGGTAGGTTGTGGTACCCGTTCCAACGATGGGGAGCTTCTCCACCTGTGGCATAACACCTAAGGTGTTCTCTACTGCACCCACCTCGGCCGCGATTGAGTTAGGGTCGTTGGCAAACACAGTGTTAAGCTCGTCAACACGATCAAGCCACTGTATAGTACTCTGGGGAAACAAAGGAGCTGTCATCTTAGATCCCCCCGGAGGCCTGAATGTTAATGGTACCTATCATTGGGACCTCGCTCTGGCGGAATTGAATGGAAGTGGTACCGGTCTGTGCCACGTCTTCACGGGTGAACACAGGAATGCTGACGTACGCGACACCAGCGACAGCAACAATGGCCTCGAAGATGTCCGAGACATTAAGGAGCTGGCCGAAGGAAACGTTCGGCGGGGATAGGAGAGCCTGCAATGCGGCAGTAACGTTAGCCGTCACCACTGCCTGCGAGAACTTCGGCTTCACCTGTAGCTGTACCGCAGGGCTTGCTACTTCACCGGTAGGGTTCAGCAAGGAGGGGGCGACGGGTGCCCCGATGTCAACCGACACAATGTTTGGGTCGGCCACAGAGAGCGTCACGCCGCCCGCTGCCAGTGGTGTGAAGTAGTCGAGTATGTTGTCCACCAGAAGAGGTCCGGGGGCCGCATAGTTCGGCCCAAGGACGTACAGGGTCACGCTGTTGGCGTTGCCGAAGACAGCGTTAGCCATCAGGACACCGGGCACGTTGTAGGCTAGGTTCGTGTAATCCTGAGGGCTGATTGCTCGATACTGCGTCGAAAACGCGAGTGATGTGTTCTGGCGGATACTATCGTTGGACTCAGCGTCAGCGCCCCCACCCATCAGTGAGCAGATTGGAGTGACCCCATCACTAAGCAAGGCTATCCCCACACCCGGAATGGTCTGCACCATAGCATTCACTGAACCTGCGGGCAGGTTACCAGCGCTGCCCACACCCACACGGTACGAGGCCCAGATGTTCAGGTTGATTCCTGGGATCATACCATTCTGGTTGTCACCAAAAACTAGGTAGGTGACACCATTCTGGTCGGACGCTATAGCGAACACCTGGTCATCAGATTGCGCATCAATCATGAAGGATACCTGTGACCACTCATTCGGCGCGGACACTGTGTCAGGGGATTCGACATAGACGGCCACACTGTACTCAATCACACCAAGCTGGGGGAGAGCGAATGCCTGGCTAGGCGTTCCGTCCGACGTTCCGAGCTGCACGAATGTCTCGGTGTACCCCTGGACAATTTCAACCGACATCGTGCCACCATTAGCCGGAACAACTATCGCGCTCTGGGTCTCGAATACTGGAGGCCCAGACTGTCCTGCCGGGGTGACACTGGCCACCACCTGTGTCAGTGCTGGGATAGTAACGGCTGGGCCAGTTGCGTCAGTCTGGAAGGTGAGGACACCACTAGATGGGATGCTGGCAGAAGGAATATAACCTAGTGTGGTAGCAATGTTCAGCAGGCTCAGGCGCTGGGTGGCAGTAGGGAGGTACGCCTCTTGTGTGATCCGGTCACCATAATAGGAGAGTATATCTCCCATGTATGCCATAAGCTCGACCATCATCACGCCGAAGTCACCTTCGGACGCCGTATTCCAGTCGGGCATAGCCTGGCCAGCGTACGTCAGCATGGACGCAGCTAGTGTGGTGAAGTCCTTGGACGTGTAGTCAATGGACGACGGAATTTGCAGAGAAGGGTACTGAGCCGGAATAGGGCTTGTCATGTCGTGGTCACCGATCCTCCAACGTACACGGTGGCAGTGTGAACTGGCGCGTTCGACGCCGAGTTGCTACCATTGAAGTCTACATTAACTGAGACGACACCACTAGTATCCTCGTCGAGCACGGGGGTTACCTGTGTCACCTGAATCTGTGGCTCCCACGCACTAACGGACATCGACACAATCCGCTGAAGCTCGCCGGACACGAAGTCCGGTCCCGGCTCGAACACGTAATCGCGAAGGGGGATGCCATAGGCTGGGCGCATGACGCGCTCACCCGGGTACGTGGACACCAGTGAATCAACGTGCTGCATCTGCTGGACGTTCGGGTCTGAAGTCGCGGCGACACTCCCGTGGACGTCCAGCCCGAAGGGGTATAATATCTCAGCCATAATACTTCCAGTCTATCATTAGAGAATCCCGGCTGCTTCAAGTTTCGTGGTTATTTCATTGAGCTGGTTGATGACTGCGTTGATCTGGGTGCTGAGAGCATTGTTGTAGTTGACATCGTGTGAGTGAGTTGTGTCGCCTAAGGGGTGCGTGTGGTTAGTGCCCCCAGCGACGGCATACCCTGTAGTCCCCCCGAGCGGTGTCGTTGTATTGGCGGCCCACCAGATGCCTGTACCCATCGTACCTATCTCTGTCGTTGTACCCGCCTGACTAGTCAATGTGCCCAGAGCTTCGGCCCCACTGGTATCATTCGCCTGAGCGTACAGATGGTAGACAGGTGTCCGCACATCCCCACCGATGAACATGACCTGGACTAGAGTGCCTGTGGCCGGGCCTGGGCCAGCCCCTGACGTGCTCCCGTTATTCTGGTACCCAAGAGGCTGGGCCCAATCTGTTACGGCGGTACCGAGGACCTGGGGGACCTGGAGCTGGACACACAGGTCAGCAGCGCGATTCTTCGTCACCCGCCCCATGTAGATGCCCAGCCACTGTCGTGTGGTCATGACTCTATTCCCTGTGTAATCGTAGCCATCTGCGTGGCTATCCACTTGTTAGCCTGAAGCCTGCATGTGACGATCTCTGGTACCACTGGCTGCACACTCTTAATATAAGGCACGAGTGTCGTGTCCTTAGTATTACGGCAGAGCGTCAGTCGCGTGACATACGTGTCGTCAACTGCTGCCCGGGTGCCGGAAGGCTTCAGGATATGGTCGGCCCCGGTGACAATCCAGTCACCCGAATCACCATCAGGAATAGCAGCGCCGGATAGGTTAATGACCTTACCAGGGTAGAGCACGTTGTACCCGAAGACATCCACGGTAGCCTGTATCCAGAATTGTGCGAGTGACTTGTTCGCGTTCACGATGCTCTGGGCCTCACTTCGGGATGCCACGTACCTCGACGAGTCGATATTACTGTCTTGATAGCTGTCACCGCTGGCCGTTACCGCGTACACGCCACTAGAATCCACGCCGTAAATCGTCCTATTCATCTTAACCGAGCCAGGTATGTTGTCTCCCTGTACCACCTTGAAGTTTACGGCAGTGTCCTGGACATAGAGAGCCTTGTTAATGACGTAATGAGGAACCACGTAGCTAGTACCGGCAGACACCAGCACCAGTGGGTCAATCAGGTAGAGCGTTCCGCCGCTCACCCAGAACCGGAACCCAACCTTATCAGCTATACGTGTGAGGAACTGGAAGTCTGACTCGTTGGATTGTATCTCTAGTGGCAGCACCCAGGTTGACTGGGTGACCACTGCCCGGAACCCATTCGCTCCGGCAATTGTTTGTGCTATCCCGGCGGCAGTCATACCCTTCCAGGTGCGGCTATTGTGACCGTTCAGGACTTTCGATGAGCCGATTATAACGTACGTCATCTGCCAGAGACCGAGCTTCTGGTCGTCAGTGGAGCTGGATTCGTGGTGGTTGATGTACCCGTACCAGGTACTCACCGAGGTCGGTTGACGTCCCCATAGGATCTCCACGGGAGAACCATCCGCCCATGCTTTAAGCAAGGACTTATTGGGCTTGAGCTTTGGCACGACGAGCCGGATGAAGAAAAGATCATGGTTACCCCATGCTTGGCGCAACTCAAAGTCAAGGGGGGACTCGTTAATTACTGTCCCATTCACCTTTACCTGGAATACAACCGGGCCGACAGCAGTCATCAGAGGAGGCTCGGGATTCTGATGATAGTACCCATCACTACCTGCGACCAATCCATGATCTCGGGGTTCCCGTTAGCTATGTTCCACCACTGTGTTGCATCACCGTAGTAATCGTTGGCGAGATTGTCAGGGCGGTCGTAATCTGTCCACATGTGTGTCTGGTAGCTGAAGGTGAATACACTCTCCGGGCCGGGAACAATTACCTTACGGACCTGGCCATCGACATCGAGGTTAACGACCGTACTACTCGCGTAGCGCCCGGTTGCACTGATAGCCATTATGAACTCCCTAGCCCAAACTTCGAGCCACCGGACAGATTAGGTGATGGAGCCTGCGGCATCGCAGGCGGCGGGGTTGCAGTCTTAGCTGGAGCTGGGGTAGCAGTCGGAGTTGGTATCTGGCCACCCGGCAGGAGTGCTGTCGCCGGGAGTGCCGTGCCAGTACCACCCGTGCCACCTGTCCCAGTAGGTGTCGGCAGAATACCGTTGGTCGGAGAGGATGGGCCGACCAGCGATTGCAGACTCCAGAATGATGTGTTGTCACCTGAACCAGTCAGTGGCTCTCCCCACGGAGGCGGAAGCATCTGGAAGGTACAATTTATCGTGCAACGCATTGGCACCATAAACTGCGTCCAGTGGGTAATTGTTACATCCCACGACTGGATATAACCGTAGTAGAACATACCACTGGAGGGGGGGCCAAGGTACAACCAGGAGGGGACAAGAACCATCGGGCCCTGGATGTTGTACCAGCTCTTTTGCGCGCCATTCTGGCCATTAGGCTGGTCCGCTAGTTGTCCAGTAATTTGCTTCCACGCCATGATATCAACGTTCACACCACCTTGTGAAGCGTCGTTCATGCTTGCTGGGGTACCGGGTGTCGAGGAACTGGGTGTCCCATCAGTGTTATATGATCCCCACAGCTCGAAGGTCCTGTCATACAGCAGTGCGAAGTTCACGGAAGAGTTCGTTGGAACGACAGCAGCAGCAGCGTCACCCGGCTGTGCGAACATAATAGCACCGGACACGTTGTCGTTATCTATTGAGTAGCTCGCGTCAATTGTGGTTGGGTTGTACAGGAAGTTTACTCTGGCCCTCTGGCTGGCCGAGTAGCCGGGGAGAGCACCACCAGTAGCCCCACTCGAACCGGCCGTTGCAGCATTAGTAACAGTTTGGTCCCAGATCATGTACCCTTGCGTTACCTTACCCGCACCCTGACCAGCCAGGAATGGGAGAGAAGTAAGACGTGGGTCGAAGGGAGGCTGCGTATAGAAGTAGGTACCGGTGTTCGTACTAGTGGAGGAGGCGGTGGAGGCGGTGGAACCGCTAGTACTACCACCACCACCACCGCCTCCTCCACCGCCTCCTCCACCGCCACC